TTGAGCGCCTCGTAAAAGCCTGCCACACCCAGAGGCAGGTCTAAGCCCTTGACGGATGTGTCAGTTGCGTCTGGATTCATGTAGCGCTCAATGCCTGCCACCGCAGAGTTATACGCTCCTAGTGGTGAGCCACCGATTGCAAATGCGCCGACCTGCTTGACCAGTCCGTTGGTAAAATCCTCGACATTGACCTCGCCAGTCGTAAAGCCCTTAAACAAAGCCATGATGTCAGAGAAACCCTGTAACGCAGGCTGCGAACCCATGTAGTTGTACATGGCATATACCGATGCGCCGAAGACTGTATTGACTTCCTCATTGTCCTCGGTGTTGGCAGCGTATTTAGCGTAGTCAGCACCGATTGCCAGCATCGCACCGATAGGCTCTAAGCCTTGGAATGAGAAGTAAATCTTGTCATCGCCAAGCGTTACCTTACCAGCACTAGATAGCTTCTGAATTTGCGCTTCACTAAATGAGCCTCGTGGCAATGCCAGAGAATATGGTTGTCCACCCGCACGCTGGAACGCCTCACGGTCAGCCTTGCCACCAGGCAGCGCCCCAATCAGATAACCCTCCGACGCCAGCTCAGTTACACCCCACATTGCCATTGAGCCCATGCTGACTTTGGCTAATGCCATGTCTCTGGATGGGCCACCCTTAGCCATGTCTGCACGGAACAGACCTTCAAAATTGAACTCAACCCTAGTTCCTCTAGGTAGGCATTCACTTAGAGCATCAGAGATTGCATCGGTGTAAGCCATGATTGTGTGACGGTAGAACACTTGATTCTCGTCTTGCAGATTGGTGTAAGTATCTGATGATCCATCAACGCCAGTCAAAAGCAGTCTTGCTGGAATACCGAACAGTCTCGCAATAGCCTGAACCTGCTGAATCTGCACATCAGTAAACATGGCATCTCTAGGGTTTAGCTGAACAGTCTGCCATTCAAAGCCCTGACCTAAAACAGCAACCTTGCGCTCAGACTGCTTGGCATGCCATCTCTCAGTAATCTCATTAGCATCCTCGGCACCAATAGGCTTATCAGTCTTTAGGATGCCTGTCGGAATACCTGCCTGACCAAACCAGTTAGCAGCAAAGTTACGAAGTTCAAGCGCAGCAGAGATGTCTTTATTACATGAGTCAATCGGACCAAGACCTCGCAAGTAACCTACACGGCTAAAGAGCTTGAGATGCTGAATGTCTGTTGTAGTAGTTGCAACCGGTGTATCTTGATTCACTTGGTAGTCGTAATACTTGACACCTTTATCCAGGCGAATAGTCACAGCGTTAGCAGGTATCAAAGTTAGGTTATTTACTTGACCGTTAGATCCATAAGACTTTAGCCAGAACGCGTTGCCATCAAGAGCCATAGAGACAACAGTCTGGAATAGGAAGTCACGCTTAGATTCCAAGAAGTTTGGTTTGTTTACTAAGACTGGATTCTCTACTGGAACCTCAATACCTGTGGCATACCTAAAAGTTTGCATTGGCATCTTAGAGATTGGTGTCGCAATAATCTGAATGGAACGATACACAGCTGTAAGGGTCAAAGCCTCATTTACGCCAACAGACCAATCAGAACGGGTAGGCCAAGTTGGAGTTACCGAACGTGATTCAGTATCTCTACCTGTTATGCGTTGCCATAGGGTCGCCATTACTTAGGAATGTATAGCAGACATCCGACAAAGTCAAAATACTTGTAACCCATATTCTTGGTGTGTCGCAGAAACATACAAAGCCATCACAGTTGCCATAAGCGCATCTATGTCACCTAAAGATTCTTTACGACTAATCAACCAAGTTTCGCCAGTGTATTTAGCAATACCTTTAGGCGACTGCAATTGAAGTAACGGATCGTTACGATGCTTGACCTGACCAGTTGAGAACATAGCGTAAACAGTTGAACATGCACTAGAGATTTCTTTAGTCCATAACTGCCAGACCGGTAACCCATCAGCCTTTAGTAATTTAGCAAGATTAGGCAATTGACGGTCATCAAGAGAGATAGCTGTAACGCCTCCCCTGGCGACAAGTTCTCGAAGTCTGTTATATAGAACTCTCTAATAAAGGAAAAACTGATGCCTACATCAACACGAATCAAAGCCCAAAACATCAAGTTCCTTATTGGAACTGTTGAATACTCTTGCGATGCCAACCTAGTCGAACTAACACTTAACGATGCTCCTGGCGATGTCCAGACATTCTGTGAGGTTCGAGTTGGTGGCGAATGGAAGTTACAGCTAGACGGTACTACCTCTGGTGACGCTACTTCTCTTTACCGTATTCTTTGGACCAACTTTGGAACCGAAGTTGCATTTACAGTAGCCCCACAAGGTAACGCTGTTGGTACTACTTCAAGCCCTATCTACACCGGTACAGTAGTGTTCGACCAGTTGCCACCTCTAAGCCTAAACTCTGGTGAAGTTGTGAAGTTCTCTGTAACTTTGACTGTAAAGAATGCTGTACACACACCATCAACTACTCCTCCTGTTTACTACGGTCTAACTGTAAAAACAGCTGCTTAGTTAGTTCTCCTGTGGAGACTGGAATCACTGTCGAAAACCTGAATACAACAATCAGGGCTATGAAGGAACTTGGTGCATCACGCGAGGTTCTAACTGAGCCTGGTTATCAGGGTGCATTGATCCTCATTCGTCAAGCCAAGTCATTGGTTCCAGTCAAAACAGGTGCACTTCAATCCAGCATGAGACCTAGGCGTATTGAACGCGGAGGTAGTGTCCAAGCTGGTGGCAAGCGTGTACCTTACGCTAACCCGATTCACTGGGGATGGAAAGTTGTATCTAGTGCTCACCGTGGCACTTTGAGACCCGGCACCTATCGAGGCATCAGACCTCAGCCATGAGTTATTAGGCTCCAGTGTTTAGCTTGACGATTGCACCCTCAAACGGAACTGCAACAGCAGCGTAACCGTAAACAGAGTAAGTGTCTTGCAACTTGGTGACATCAGTTGAACTTAGGCGTGTAGGGTTACCGCTTGATTCGTAAGTTGTCAGTGCAGCAGAGTGAGCCAAGTAAGCAGTCTTAGCATCCATAGCAGGGTCCACAACAATAGGTAGGCCAAGGATTGAACCAGTTAGACCAGGAATGTTAGATCCACCGATTGAGTTTGAACCATCGCCAACCTGAGCTACAACTGGACGACCAGCAGTATCTACGATTGAAACTAGACGCTTGTAAGCAGTAGTACCTGCAACGATGAACTGTGGAGATAGACCAGTTGCGTTGTAGATGTAAGCAGCACCATCAGCGATTCCACCCATAACAGCAGCAGCAGTTAGAGCTGAGATGTCATAAGTCTTACCAGTCCAAGTTAGACCAGTTAGAACAGCGATGAAGTCCACGTTCATCTTCTTTGCGTAAGCAAGAGACATAGCCTGGAATGCAACGTCAAGGTAGTTCACAGTTGAACGCTCAATAGCCTGCTTTGAGATGTTTGTGTAACCACCGTAAGTGTTTACTGTAACTGAAACAGTTGATAGAGCCACGTCACCAGTTGATAGTGCAGTGTTCTCTGTGGTCTGCTTGCCAACAGCAATAGTGTTGGTGTTTACCTTAGCGTATTCAATGGTTAGACCAGTTGCTGGTAGAGCCTGAATGTTGAATGCGTTTAGGGTTGGGCGACCTGTGTTGATTAGGTTGTTGATGTAACCTACGAATGCTGGTCTAAGAGCTGCATCTGCGCTTGTAGCACGGAACAGTTCGACTGCATCTTGGTCACCTGCAACTAGAGCCTTAGCGTACTCACCCTGTGAGCGGAACTTTGTCTCGAATGCGTTTGTAGCAATTGTCGGAGTCTTTACAAGCTCAAGTTCTCTGCGGATTTCAGCCACTTCATCTTGAACAGCACGGACATCCAATTCCATGTTTTCAGACATGTTGGTTTCCTTTGTTTGGATTGAATCCGCTACCACCTCGGCAACGGTTGTTTCTTCCTGACGTACTTCGGAGATAGATGCTCCGTCATAGGCTGGAAAATTTACGAGACTTACTTCCCTGAGCAAAACTGAGGTTCTTGTAATTACATTTCCCTCTCTAGTCTGCTCAAGTGGAACAAAGCCAACGCTAAGTTTGTCGATTACGCCATCACGTAAAAGTGTGTGAGCTTGTCGCCCTAAAGGAATGTCAGAGATCGCACCTCTAACTTCAAAACCTGCCTCGGTGTCTCTACCTGAGATTAGTTTTCCAATAACTTCCTCATGTTGCCAGAACACCTTTACACCCTCAACACTTCGGATTGCACCAGGAGCAAATTCCTCCTCGTACACACCACCAATGTTTGCTCTTTGATTGTAAGGAACTGCCAATCCAACGAATTCCATGGTGTCAGCATCAAGGCGAACCTCAAAACTTCTAGTTTCTAATTCGGTCATTCAAGACCCTCTTTTCTACGTACTTCCTCGGTTGTCATAAAGCCTGCACGAATAGCAGTCTCATACATGTTGAAACGGTTAGCCATGTCAGCCCTGAATAGGCCCTCAAAATTGAACTCAACTCTTG